GATTGTTTAGCAGGATTGAGTATTTTTGTGCAGTCAATGTTTAAAAATTTAACGTAACTTTGCTTAAATTCTAATCAATTAGGAATGGAAATAAATTTTTTGGAGGCGTTTTTTGGTATTAATTCGGGGCAACAGAACCGTTTTATAAATCAATTCAACCGTTTACGACCTATACAAAACCAAGTCTGGGGTGTTAAGAACGCAATTTGGATCGATACAAATAACGCGTGGGAATGGTTTCTTACTATTCCAGAATTCAGGGCCGTTGTTGATAAACGCGCTTCAATGATGAGTTCAAACGTTCCAAAATTATACGATAAAAACGGCGACGAAATTACGGATCACTGGTTTTTGGACATGGTAAAACACCCAAACCCAACACAAAGCTGGGCGGACGTTGTTTATTCACTATCTGTAAACGATGCGCTGTATTCAAACGCTTTTGGGTATTGCCCTTTGCGTTCAATGAATCAAAGAAATTTATTTGTGCCACTCCCTTCAGATAAAATACAGATTCAAACATCAGGGAAAACGTTAAAACAAATGGATTTGAACGGCTTAATTGATAGCTACAAATTCAGATATGACGACGGCGAAATTGAAACACTGGCAGTTGAGGATATAATTTATTTGGCTACTATGGACGGAATGAATATCGTAAAGCCAACCAGCCGAATTGACGCATTGAAGTACCCATTGAGTAACATCAAAGCAAGTTACCATAAAAGAAACGTACTACTTGAAAATATTGGGGCCATTGGTATATTGTCAGCTCAAAACTCAGATATGGGCGGGGCAATTCCAATGACTCCTGAAGAAAAAAGAACGATCCAACGCGATTGGTTTAACCGTTCAAAAGATGAGGTTATAATTACAGAAAGCCAAGTTAATTGGCAGTCGATGAGCTACCCAACGCGTGATTTGATGTTGTTTGAAGAGTTGAACGCCGACAAAATGGCAATCATTGACGCGTATGGGTTGAACTCAAACCTATTCAGTAGTGAAAAGGGCAGCACATTCAGCAACGTTCAGGACTCGATTCGTATGGTTTACACCGATACAATCATTCCTGAAACACAACAAATGTACGATGCAATTTGCCACCAATTAGGGTTGGACAAAGAAGGGATTTACATTGAGGCCTCATTTGATCATTTGCCAGTCTTACAACGTGATGAATTAACAGAAAACCAAGCATTAAACAGCAAGGTGAACACATACAATTTATTACTGCAGGACGGAATTATAAGCAAGGAACAATTTGCCAGTGAATTAGGGTTTGAATTGCAGCCTATTGATAAAGCGGAAGCACAGCAAAACGGATTAATACAAGCACAAACGGAATTACGTGGAACTGTTGGGGGTTTAAATGGTATTATTGCAATCAATACGGCCGTATCATTAAACCAAATGTCACGCGACACTGCAGTTAATACACTGGTAAATTATTACGGTTACGATCGAATCGTTGCAGAATCAATGATTACTGCAATTCCTGAAGTGATAACAACACCAAGCACTTTTTAAGCATGAAAACAAACACATACCAAACCAAAGGCGCAGCCGAAATAAAAGACATTAGCTCAGATAAACGCCAAGTGGCAATATATTTGGCTAAGTTCGACAATATCGACTCAGATAATGATATGATCAAAAAGGGAGCGTTTGCAAAATCTATACAAGAACGCGGACCAGATGCAACCAGCAACAGAAAAATTGCGTTTCTACGGTGGCATGATTGGGAAAAACCGATAGGAAAATTCCTTACTTTGGGCGAGGACGATTATGGACTGTTTGCTGTTAGTCAATTAGGCACAAGCCAACTTGGCGAGGACGCGTGGCGCGATTACGAAGACGGAATTATACGTGAGCATTCGATAGGTTTTCAATACATTCAAGACAAAATGCGCTGGATTGACGACGAAAATACACCTGCAAAGGGTTATTGGATGGTAAACGAAGTAAAACTTTACGAAGGTTCTGCGGTTACATTCGGAGCGAACAGTGAAACAAACGTTATTGACGTAATGAAAAGCGAGGATAAAGTCGAAAAAGCTGTGAAAATGGCTGCAGAAATTGACTTGCTTATAAAAGGATTGGCAAACGGTAAAGGATCCGACGAACGCCTCTTCGAAATGGAAATGAAATTAAAATATTTGAACAGTCAAATGTTAATACTCGCAAAAAGTGAGCCGTTCGTAAAAGAACATTCGCCAATTATCGAGCCAATAATAACAAATGAGCCGTTCAATTGGAATGCTGTAATCAGCAAAATATAAATTAAGTAAAACAAAAAACCAATTTAAAAATGGAAAATTTAACACCAGAACAAGTAGTTGAAAAAATCAACGAAAAGTTCAACACAGCGTTGGAAGGAATGCCAACAAAAGGAGATTTAGATTCTTTAAAGTCAGACGTTGAAACGTTGAAAGCTTTGGAGGCTAAAAGTCAAGAAATCGAAAAAGCAATTGCACGTTTTGAGGGTAAAATGGAGGCAATGGCTGAAAAAGGTTTCAAATCAGAAAAAGCACCTCGTTCAATGGGTGAGGCTATTTCAAAGGCTTATGTTGAAAACATTGAGAAAATTAAAGAAACAGCTGAAAAAGGTGGCGTTATGTCATTAGAGACTAAGGCGTTATATGACACAACAATCGATGGTGATTACACTGGGAATGTTGCATTGTCTACTTTGGAGGCTGGCGTTTCTAAAATTGCACGTCCGATTATCAAAATTCGCGACATTGTAAACATGGGAATTACAAACTCAAAGTTTGTTACGTACATCTCGCAAAAAGTTCAAACGGCTTCTGCATGGGTTGACGAGGCTGGAGAAAAAGTTTCAGGACAACCGTCTTACGAAGAAATTTCAGAAGAGGTTAAGAAAATCGCTGGAACGGTTAAAATTTCAAAAGAAATGTTAGCAGATTTAGCGTTTGTTCAATCAGAAATCAATTCAGATTTGATGGCTTCAGTTGATCAAGCAATTGAAAACGCTTTATTGAATGGTGCTGTTGGTGGTATCAATGGAATCCTTACAAATGCAGTCAATTTCGCGGCTGGAACTTTTGCAGGAACTGTAGTTGCACCAAACATTTCGGATGTACTTCGTATTGCTATTGCACAAATTCAAAATGCTAACTTCGAACCAACACACGTTGTATTGAATCCTGCAGACGTTGCAAAAATGCAATTGACAAAAACAACAGCTGGAGAATATACTTATCCAATGTTTTTAATGGACACGAATCGCGTTGCTAACTTGATCGTTGTATCAACAACTAACATGACTGCAGGAACGTTCCTAGTAGGTGATTTCAGTAAATCAAACGTTAGAATGCGTGAGGCAATGAACGTACAAGTTGGTTATGTAAACGACGACTTCCAAAGAAACATGGTTACAATCTTAGCTGAAGCACGTTTAGTTCAATACGTTAAAGAAAACGATTACCCAGCTTTCGTTAAAGGTAACATTGCAACAGCTATTGCAGCGATTGCAGACTAATAAAAGATAAATTTGGGGGTTGATTATTGTTAACCCCCCTTTTAAATTTGCACAATGGAAAAAAAACCACGTAAAAAAAAGGATTTGAACATCAATGTTGACCTAGGTAAAACAGAAATCTCTTTAAAAAGAGACGTAAACGGAACACAAATCGACGTTGATTCAAGAATTATTGACGTTCATATCGATAAAAACGATCAGGGAATCAGTATTGATGTTGAATTGGACGACAAAACAGTTTACGAATTTGAGTCAAATGGAACTTCAAAGCACATGCCAAAGGGACAATTGTTTAAAGTTACGGGTGAAATGGTCCGCCACTTCATTAAAAAAGGGTTTGGAAAATTAAAATAATAAGAAAATGTTTGTAACAATTCAAGATTTCGTTGGAAAATATCAGTTAAGCACTGGAATGTACGACACTGCAAAACTGCAGGACTATATCGATAAATACGAAAAACAGTATTTAATTGAATTGTTTGGAGCGGAATTATACGACGAATTTATGAGTGATTTGGACGCAATGAACGTGCCGGAATCACCTAATTTTTTAACCGTATTTAATCCATTTCACAAAAACGTTGCTTTTGGACAATTGATAATGTCAGACGGTATTATCGAAATGCTGAAAGGTTTTATTTATTACGAATATTCCAAAGACATTACCAACCAAATGACGACTGCAGGGAACGTTCGTCCAATAGGGGAAAATTCAGAAAATGTAAGTTCGACAAACTCCATGATTTACACGCGATACAACACAGCGATTATGTCATATCGAGCGATTCAATTATACATTATGCTGAATTTAAACACTCCTATTGCGCAGGTTTTAGAGATTGAACTCGATGCCAGTGGAACAAATTACCTAACAGCAACCGATGTGCCAACGTCCACGCCAAACGGAACGGGTTTAACATTAGACATTGTTGACGACAGCGGAGGCGTTATCGAGGCATCAGTTGCAAATGGTGGGGAAAATTACGTTGTTAATGATACGGCAACTATTTTGGCAGGCAATTCAAACGCGACTGTAATTATCACAAAGGTTGGAAAAGGCAATTATCGTAACTTCAAAGGAATGCAAAAACAAACGGCTTATTGGTTATGATTAACGAACTTTCAAATATCGTTCAGGCTATTGTTGCTCAAATGGATTGCACAATTCAGGGGGAATATAATGATATAGACCTACGAACTGAAACCTGCAAAACAAAATGGGCGCGAGTTGGTAAAACGGTAATGGATTCAAACGATGTTATTTTTAAAATCACAGATTTAGAAAGTGATGAGTACATTGTTGCAGAAACCGAACCGTTAACTGATCCAGTTACCGATTTGAATGGTTTAATTAAGTTGAACGCTCCGTTGTTTATTCACGGTACAAAAAAGGCGACCAACTTAGAATGGACAAAAATTAGCAACAACGTAACGTTTAAAACGCCTATTATTTGGCTGTTGGGTTCTTTGAATTTTAAGAAATTCGGACGTGAAAGCACAATCGATATTGAATCAGCTTTAAGAATCTTTTTTTTAGATGAAACCGACATTGTTAATTATTACACTGCAGACCATATTTCAAACGTTGTTTATCCAATGGAGCAGTTAGTTAAAGAGTTTATTGATACAATTAATCGGGATCGTAAATTCAAGACTGTTGAAAGCTGGGAAATAATCGAATTCAGTAGGTTTGGAGTTGAGCAGGAAAACGGAATGTTTCAAAATATTTTGGACGCAAATTTATCAGGGGTTGAGTTAAGAATAACACTCACAAAATATAAGGAAAATTGTAAATGTTAAATTTTAATAACAGAAAAAAATGAGTATAGGATGTAATTGCGCGAGCGGATTAAGCAACACTGGGAGACCAAATTGCGTATCTTTACAAAGCGTAACAAGTAAATTAATCATGGTGCCATTAGTGGCAAATGACGGAACGCCAAACTTTATTGATTTAAGCGCGCCGCTACCAACTTGGGCGGATTTAATCAACGAGGCTGATGCTTCAAAACGTTGGTTTCCATTACCAAACTTTGAAAATGTTGAATTGCCTAAAGCTGATTCACAATTTGAAGAGGCAAACAGCGGACGAATGGTATTTTTACGCCAAGGAAAACGTTCTTTTGCGGGTGAATTATGGGCTGAAGATTCAACACCTACTTTGTTGGGTAAATTACAAAACAACCGTTGTGTTGATTTCGGTATTTACATTGTTGATGTAACTGGTAACCTTGTAGGTTCAAAAGTTAACGGAGGGTTGTACCCAATAACAGTTGATAACCCAAGTTTTAACCCAACTTTCACATTTGCGACGGATTCAACAACGCAAAAAATTATGTTAGGGTTTGACTTTGACAGATTGTTTGATGAGTCAACAATGTACATGATTACACCAACTGAGGCAGGCGTAAATTTCAACGATTTAAACGGTTTGGTTGACGTTAATTTAATTGACGACGGTTTGTCATCAACTAATTTTACTTTTAACGCGGTTCTTGACTACGGTACGGCATTGAATCCGATTAAATTTACGGGTGCTGTTTCAGGTGATTTCGCTTTGTATAATAATACAACGGCGGCAACTGTTTCAATTACTGTTGTTGAAAATTTACCTTTAGAGGGTAATTACACGGCAACTTTCACGGCACAAACTGCAGGTGATTTATTGATTTTATCAGTAGACAAGGCAGGATTTGACGGTGAGTTGAATTTAATAGCGGTGTAATGTTTGTTACAGTCGGAAAAATACAGTTTGCTGTGGACCATTTAAAGGATAAAAGCCTTAAAGACGCGCAGCTTATGTTTAAACACATTAACCCTATTGCGGTTAAAAAAGCGTTTGACATGGTAAATAAGACGAGTAAAAAACAAACTACAAAGAAATAGACTTTGTTAGATAATGAAAGGGCACGAGTGATTGTGCCCTTTTTTTGTTGTAACTTTGTTGTATGGGAATAGTTAACACCGTTTTAGGGGACTTAATGGAGCGCACAATACATATTTCACACCGTGAGGTTTGGTTTTATGTGTTTCAGGATATGCCGTTTAAACAAAAAGTGTTGGACTGGATTCGTTATGACCAACTATTTGAGCAGGGAACGGATGAATTTGGCAACGTAATCGGTTATTATTCCATAATTACGGAAATGGTTTACAACCCTGAAAAGGTAGCAGGCACACCGTACACGTTAAAAGATAGTGGCGACTTTTACAAATCGTTTTATATTGAGGTTTTAAACGATGGAATTATAATAAATGCGGACGGGGTTAAACCAGACGGAACAAATTTACTTGAAAAATATGGGAATGGCATTATTGGATTGGATGAAGAAAGCAAAAGAAAACTTATTGAAGAAATCAAAGACCGATATTACACCGAAGCCCTGCGCTTATTACGAGGGTATTGATGAACTCCCGTTGCATAACTGGATAAAATGCTTGGCAAACGATTTAACATGGCTTAGAAAGGATAAAAACGGTACAATTGAGGACGACAAAAAGGCATGGGAAAAGATTTACGACAGTTATATTGAAGAATTTGGAATTGGTGAGGTGTATAAAAAGATGTTAAAGGCAATGCAGAAAAAAGCGTTGTTAGAAGTTGATTTTATTTTAACGCGCGATCGGTTTAAATTGACTGAAATAGAAATGCAAATCGCCAATTTAGATGCAATGATTGGGAATAGGGGTAATGGAATGACTATTGAACAGTCTTTAGTACATTTGAGTAAATGGATGGGAAGCTGGATAAACCCTAAAATGATAACGACACGTGAGTATTTTAATTTAATGGACGAATATGGCAAAGAAAATAAGCGCAAGTGATATATTTGCAGAGGAAGATATATTTTTAGGAATAAGACAAAGCGCAGAAAAAACGATATTAACGTTTCAGGAGATTGACGCGGAGGTAAAAAAGATGGGTGCAAACCTAAAAAAAGAACTTACAAGCGCTGATTTCGGGAACACAAAGGGAATAAATGAATTCGTTTCAGCTACTCAAAAGGCAAACCAAGCCAAAGAGGAATCAATAAAAATTGATAAAATATTATCGCAGGCAACCAAAGACATGGCGGCGGCTGATAAAGCATTGATTGACATTGAAATTAAAAAACAAAAGTTAGCTCAAGAACAGTTAAGAACAAACCAACAGATTGCAAAGAGCGAAGAGGCAAAAGCAAAAGCGGCATCAAAAGCTGCGCAGGCGTCGAAAGTTCAAATGGATTCTTACAAAGGTTTGGCGGCTTCGACACGTGATCTTAAAAACCAATCAAAGGAACTTGGCGCACAATTACTTTCACTGGAAAAGTCAGGGCAAAAAAGTACGGCGGCTTATGCACAATTAGAACAACAATTTCGTGAGGTTACAGCGGCGGCGCAAGCTGGGGATGCTGAATTAAAATCTATTGATAAAACAGTTGGGGACAATTTCCGAAACGTTGGTAATTACGAAGAGGCAACCAAAGGATTAAAGCAACAATTGCGCGAAATGACTCAGGCGCTTCAGAACATGGAAACAACGGATCCACGTTTTAAACAGATGAGCATTGACGCTGGTAATTTAAAGGACCAAATAAACGATACAAACGCGGTAATTAAATCCACTGCAGGTTCGGCGGTTGAAAATCTAGGTAACGGAATTGCAAAAGCTGGTAAAGTTGGTATTGATGCCTTTGCAGGTTGGACGGGTGCAATGGGATTGTTTGGTATTGAAAGCGAAAGCGCAATGCAGGCAATGTTGAAATTACAACAATTAGCGGCGGTTTCTGAGGCGCTTCAAAGTTTAGGGGCTTTAGGTGATACAATGACCGAAATAAAGGCGTCTTTCATGGCAGCAACTGCAAAACTTGGATTATTTACAGTAGCAAAAGAGGTTGACACGGTTGTAACTGAGGGGCAAACGGTAGCAACACAAGGGGCGTCGGTTGCAACTAAAGGACTTGGCAAAGCAATGACAGCGCTCCCAATTATTGCAATTATTGCAGGTATTGCGGCGTTGGTTGCAGCATTTGTTGACTGGGGTTCAGAAACAAGTACTTTAGAAATGGAGCAGGACGCATTGAGCAGCACAATGGATTCTTATAATCAGGCGGCAACTGATGCAACAAAGAAAACTTTAGAGGTTGGCAACGCTTTTAAAATGGCTGAAAGTGGCGTAATGAGTAAAAAAGAAGCCCTTAAAGTTTACAATGATACACTCGGCGACACCTTTGGAAAAGCTAACGATGTAAACGAAGCCGAAAGATTGTACCGTGAAAAAACTAGCGCTTACATTAAGGCAACTGGTTTAAGAGCGCAGGCTGATATGTTATTGAATAAAGCGGCTGAAGAACGTGTTAAAGCTATTGAAACTAAAATACAAGCTGAAAAAATTATTGCTAACTTAGGTAAAGGTGGTTTTGATCCCTTTGGAAATGTTATTGACGCTGCAGCATTAAAAGCCGCAAAACAATCAATTATTGATTCACAAAAGCAAGCACAAGTTTTTGAGGATATGGCATTAAAACTTCAAACAGAATCTTATGAACTAGAAAAAAATACTGGTTTAACAATGAGCAATACAACGGCAGTTGTGGCAAACAATACCGTAAAAAAACAAGCAATTGATTTAACTTCTTATTATGCCAAATTAACTGCAGACGTTGCGCACGGTTTATCAAATTTAAAGGACAAACATTTAGAGCTGGCAGAAGTTGAAAAATTAACAATGGATCCAGCCAAATTAGAACAAGCACTTTTGGTTGATGAACAACGCGCGCTTATTGTTTCTGAGATTGCGTTAATTGAGGCTGAAATTGCACTATCTAAAGCCAAACAAATTGGCGACACCAAAGCAATTGACGAAGCGGAAAAAGCTATTTTAAAAGCAAAAGAAAACCAAATAAAAGCACAATTAAAACTTGATTTGGCAACGGGTGACAAAACACCTGCAGAACGTGAGAAATTAGAAAAACAAGCCGAACTTGATGTGCTAAATTTAGGAAATGAAAAAATCCAAGAGGCTGAAAAATCGCATCAAAAAAGCATGCAGGAAATTGTTAAAATGGCGTCCGATTATTTCATAAAAAATTCAGAAAAAAAGATTTCACAAATTGACAAAGAAATAAGCGCAGCGGAAAAGCAATTTGAAACGCTTAAAACCCTAGCAGAAAACGGAAATATTAACGCCAAAGAATCCCTAGCAGAACAGCAAAGAATAATTAACGAAGCGAACGCCCGTAAAGAAAAGGAAATGAAACGCCAGCAAAGAATAAAATTAGCGGAATCCGTTTATTCTACATACACGGCTAAGGTTGCCGCAGGGAGTGAACACCCATTAATGGAGACAATAAAGGACACCATGTTGTTACAGCAATTTATCGCAAGTTTACCAACTTTCTTCGATGGAACTGAAGACACGGGCAAAAATGGCAACGGTATCGACGGTAAAGGCGGATTTCATGCAGTTTTACACCCGAACGAAAGGGTTATTCCTAAAAGTTTGAATGAACAAATTGGATCGTTAAGTAATGAAGCCCTTGCAAAGATGGCGAATGAATACCAAAACGGTAAATTAATGCGTTCAAATAGTCAAATGGGCAGCGCACTTGAAACGGCTTTGTTGATCAGTAAACTAGATGAGTTGACGGACACTATAAAAATGAAACCAGAAACAAACATTGGTATTGGTGAGATAACTCAAAGCGTTATGGAGATAGTAAAAAGCACAAAACAAGGCAATACAACAACTTACAACCGTTATAAAGTAAGAAGATGAGACACTTTTTAAACGAAATAGAGATTTCACCCCGAAACCGTGAAGAAATTGGGGTGATTTCGGACTATACTGGTAACCCTGAAGTATTAAACATAAACGTTGATACAATTGTTTTACCACGTGAGGCCTACGACATAGTAAAAAATCACGTTGCAACAATCGGACTGTTTGAGGGAATACCTTATAGAGTGCAAATGGCAAACGGTATTAATTTAAATTATTACGTTGATTTAACAGAAAATCCAATTTTTAGGAGTTACGAATGTGAATTAAAAATAAAAAGACGAAAGGCAACAGATTCATTTTTCGACAATGCAGACGGAACCAGCTTTGAATTGATGTTAAAAAAAGGCGTTAATTTCCCAACGTTTAAGGTGCCTTATTTAATTGTGCGAGACAATCAATTGGAATTGGCTGTTACGCTTTCACTGGCTTTGTTTTCTATGACTCAGGCAGCAATACAAGCAATTAAAGACCTTGCAACAACTATTTCTGACGGTGTTTCAGCATTCACGCCAAGCGTTGGTGTAACGGGACCAGTTGTAAACGTTGGAGCAATTGCGGCCTATTTTATGAACGTCGTAATTCAAACGATTTATGTGGCTTCTTTGCTTATTGCAATTACTGCAATGGCTACAAAACTATTTGGTTTAATTTTCCCGAAAGTACGTAATTTATTAGGGTGCAAATTGCGTGATTTGATTGCAGTAGGTTGTAACTTTTTAGGCTATCAATTAGATTCGACTTTATTGGACGGTTTGAACATGACTGTTTTGCCCGTTCCATTGGTCCGCGATCGCAAAGGTATTTTTAAATTTGTTCCTGATGACTTAATACAACCTTTTAACAAAGGCGTTCCAAGTTCAAGTGACACTACAAGCACGCTTGGCAGTTTAATTAGGGCGGTTGAAGAAACATATAACGCAAAAACAAAAGTAATTGACGGGGTTGTTTATATTGAACGCTGGGATTATTGGGAATCTATTACAACAAATCAATTAGCGCCTGCAATGGTAATACAAGCCGATCGCGTGGACGAATACACATACAATGCGCAGGACGTTTGGAAAAGGTATTATATCCACTACCAATTGGATGCAATGGATTTGAACACAATGGACGAACTTTACAACTTTCATGATGCTGAGTATTCAACCGAACCAATAAACGTTGTGAACAGCGATTTGGTAAACATTAAAGGACTTATGGACGTATCAGTTCCCTTTGCATTAGGACAAAGAAAAGAGGCGCTTAATTGGCTGGAATTAATTGCAAAAGGATTGTTTTCTGTGATTGACGCGTTAACGGGTTTATTCGGTGGCGGAACAAATTTAGTACCAAAGATTGACGCGAGAATTGGGGTTTTAGTAATCAGTCAAAACTTTTTTACTGTTACAAAATTACTTTATACGATCAATGGAAAACAGCCTGCAAATTTTAGCGAATATGTAAGCGCTGGAGCGTTATGGGCAAACTATCATTATATAAATCAAATCACCGAAAACAGCTGGAAAATTAAAAGTGAGGTTCGACTGCGAATTATGGAGGAGGATTTTGTAACTTTGTTAAATAATAATTGGGCGGAAATCAATGGGGTTGTTTGTGAAATTCTAAAATTGGAATGGA